TTCGAATCCCTGAGGGTGTACAAATTCGACGTTGCAATAAAAATAAAATGTTGCACTCTTAGCTCAGCTGGTAGAGCAATTGACTCTTAATCAATGGGTCCAGGGTTCGAGTCCCTGAGGGTGTACAAGGAAAAAGGAGGTTTTTGCCTCCTTATTTTGTTGGTTTACAGCAGATTAATTGAATAGATGTTATATGAATTGACATCTAAAGGAGTATCAAAAGATAGTACTAATTACGTCAAACTATGACAAGGTATAGTAAATAGTGACATATTTGTGATACCAATGCGATACTAGGGGGTGATACCGGTGTGATACCAATGTGATACCCGGTGTGATACCAGACGTAAATCTTCCCAATTTCTCCTTATCTACATTTATCAATCATACTTAAAGTAAAAGTATGAACAATGTATCTGTACGGCTCGTCTTTGATAGAAAGCACGTAGCCACCAAAAAACGTCAATCCTCCGTACAAATGGAGGTTACTTATCAGCGGAAACGCAAGTATGTCGGAACTGGCATAAAACTCTATTCCGACCAGTGGGGCAAAGACCTGAAAGTTAAAAATCACCCCCAGTCATTAGTGTTCAACCAAAAGTTGAATGATATGGTGTCTGGGATATATGATTTTGTCTATCAGCTCTCTTCTCAAAACATTCCTTTCACCTTTGAAAGATTGGAACGGTATTTGAACAATTCGGAATCTGGAACCACAAATTCATTTCTGTCCTTTATGGAGAAACGGATATACGAACGACAGGTTACTGATTCAACGAAGCAAAGGCAGAAGTGCGTACTAAAAGCACTGAAAGAATTTGGCAGGATTAAAGATTTTACTGATATTTGTGACGAAAATATCAGAGCATACGATGAATTCGCCAAAAAACGATGCAAATGTCAGTCTTCGGTATATAATTACCACAAGATACTGAAAGTATTTGTAAGAGAGGCATACGCGGCTCATTTGATTTCAGAGAATCCATATCAGAATTTCAAATTAGATCGCGGCAAACGTGTAGCAAGAAGGTTTTTGACGAAAGAAGAACTGGTTAAACTCGAAGCTAAACAGATTGACGATATGTGTCTGAATCGTGTAAGAGATCTTTTCCTGTTTTGTTGCTATACTGGTTTGGCGTATGCTGATTTGGCAATTTTCAACTTCAAAGATGCTATAATGACAGACGGAATGTATAGAATACGAGATGAGAGAATAAAAACCGGAACTCCTTATAATATATCACTCATGGATAAAGTCATGAATATATTAAAGAAGTATGAGTTTAAGTTGCCTGTTATATCTAACCAGAAGTACAATTCATATTTAAAAATTCTGGGGGCGTTCTGTGAAATAAAGAAGAAGCTGACGAGTCACGTTGCCCGGCATACCTTTGCCACTACTGTTGCATTAGCCAATGGGGTGAGGATTGAGGTTATTAGCAAAATGCTTGGACATACGAATATCCAGACCACGCAGCTATATGCGCATATATACCAGGCTGAAGTAGACAAAGAGTTTGAACGACTTAATAATATTGTATGAAGATGAAACTTGTCACTGTAAGAGAAGCAGCTGATTTTCTTCGTATATCTTACAGAACAGCTCAACGATACTTGGCTGAAGGAAGAATACCGTACACCAAGCCAGCCGGTAGAGTATTGATAAAGGAGCAAGACTTGATGAACTTCGTCAATATGACGAATAGATAAAAATATATGCCTCGGTTACTTTGCACTGTGTGTCATTTATGACTTACCAAAATAGGTAAAAGCCCAGATTACTGTTTTGACACATGGTATTCACCCTAAGTGACCGGGGCTTATTATAAAAATATGTATTTCAATATTAAAGTTGTGAATAAAAAGTTATACCTTTGTATCTATTAATCAAGATTATCATTCTTGAATAGAATGCTGTAATCGTATAAACTTAATGTGACAAAATATTATATGGCCGGAACAGCAACTACTATTGAAGAGCAAATAGTTCTATTAAAAAATAGAGGTATGGAAATTGAAGATGAGAAAAAAGCAGCAGAATGTTTGCTTGATATTGGATATTTTCGCCTTGGCTTTTATTGGTTTCCTTTTGAAAAGTCATATCCTCGAAAAGTAAAAAGGGATCACAACTTTAAAGATAATACTAAATTTGATTATGCCATCAAATTGTATTATTTTGACTTTGATTTAAGAAATATATTTTTAAAGTATATAAGTCGTATAGAAATAAACTTCCGTACTACGATTGTGTATTATGTATCTAATACTTATAAAAATAATCCGTATTGGTATGTAGATGAATCTGTAATTAAAAAAGAGGCCATATTAAGTCCTGAATATCAAAAAGCATTAATTGATATGGCAAAAGAATCTCTTATTAAAACTGATAAGAGTGAACACAAAGGACGTTCTAATCCACCGGCATGGAAAGCATTGGAATTCATGTCTTTTGGAACGATTATAAAGTTGTATGAAAATTTGAAGAACCCCAAATTACTGTGTGAAATTTCTAATGTATATGGTATGAGCCACCCTTCTCAATTTTCTAATTATATCAATGTAGTAAGAAAGTTACGTAATTATTGTGCTCATGGTAAAGTTCTATTTGACTTAAATTTAGATGAAGCGATTAGTGATGGTCCATTAGGATATTTAGGAAACCAAAAGAATAGTTTGTTTGGGATATATTCTGTTTTTAAATATTTTCTTGGAAGAATATCATCTAATAGGGTAAAAGAGATGCAAGCAGAGTTACTTAGAGCTTTTGATAGAGTGCCATACCCAAGTGTAAAGACAATTATCTTTAATAATTCAGGATTCAATATTGAAGATATATAAAAAGATTGATATATAGTTTGGTTATCAAGAAAAAAGTTGTATTTTTGTAGTGGAAATCCAGTGCACATGTAGATTACGATTTTCATACTGCACTCTAAAAGGAACTGTTAAAGGTCTGTCTAATGGCAGACCTTTTTAAATTACAGCACTCCTAACAGAAGTCCTATGACTCCCCAGATTATATCATGCCAATCAGCTACTCCTTTCCTTATCCATTTGTCTAAAACAACTTCTTTGGCGACAAGTATAATCAGAGTGATTAGTATGGCACTCCAAACAGGTATAAGGTATTTGAGTACATCATAAATCAAGATACCGGCAATCAGATGCTGGGCACCGTCCATTCTCATGTGGTTAAAGCAGAATTCATCTATTTTCTGCCTAATTCTTTTTAGAAGATCCATGTAATTTTTGAGGTTAATTTTTAATTTTGAGATGATGCTATCATATTAAAACCATTTCATACATGCCAAGGGTTTTGATATGGGTCATAAGATGTTTGAAAGGTTGCCATCTGCCAGTCTGTAAGAGGCTCTTTCTTGTTATCAATTTTTCTCGGAATTTGAGGATTTAATTTTAGCCTGGAAGCGTCTTTTAGCCATTGCATAGAATGGTCGTAGTCATCTATTCGTACAGTACTGATATTGTTAGGAGAAATCAGTTTGTGCAACTCGTATAATGACAGTTGAACCATGTGACGTTTCAAGTTATAGTTTCTTGGGTCATGGTATCTGATATTCCTTTCCAGTTCCGGTACATCAGCATTGGGATTGATTATAGGATAATAAATTTTTCCTTTATATTCTACATATTCGTGTTCTGACAACTCATAAGAATTGAGTGAAGGATCATATTCTCCAATCATCCCCCAGCAGTCAGACTCCATTGGATTGACCAGACAGTCATAATTATCCATTGTTAGCAAGGTGAAGAATTTGCCTTCATATTCTACAACTTCCCATTCATTGTATGGAACAGTGTCCCACTTGTATGTATCAACCATTTCCCAGGCATTAACTTCCGGAATACGAATATCGTTGAAGTCTATGCCATTGGCGATGTCACATATATATGTCCGTCCTAAGAACTTTGTCACATCTCCGGGACGATAGTTTTTCATCTGGCTGTATTGTTCTATTTTTTTCAGGTCAAGTATCTCTTCTGTTTCGTGCCAATAAGATATAGGACAAGGAGCTTTGTAGCCATTGATAGCTTGAATTACCTCGCATATTTTCCCGTCAAGGTAAAAATGACATCCTATAGGATAACTGATTCTTCGATCATATTCAAAGATGAATTTACCTCGATTTAGTTCGCGTTCAATTTCATAATTTTCAGTAAGGTAATCCATAATAGATGCTTCAGCGGCTTGTTCTGCCTGCACAAAACAAATATTTTTCCCACGGGTAAGCTGCGAT